ATGAAATTATTCCATCTGACTATGAGGAAAGATTTGAAAAACAAACTGAGGTTATCGATGAGAAAGAAGTACAAAAAATTCTTGTCGAATTAAATCAAGATAAAGATACTAATTATAAATCTGCATTAAGTTTTGCAATGATTGTAGTTTTGTTTTTATTTGGTTTAAGAAGATCTGAACTTAAAGGTCTTAAGCCATCACACGTTGATTTAGAAAATGGGGTACTTAATATTAAAGGTATCTATATTGCTAAAGAAGGTGGTTACTTAAGAAGAACTAAGAACAGAGGTAGCTTTAGACAAATTGATATTGATGATAATGGTATTAAGTTTTTTACTTGGTACTTAGGTTGGTTAGAAACTAACTTACCTCATCATACTTGGTTGTTTCCATCTACAAGAGGAGGCAATCCAATTAGTGATAAAGCTTTATCAAACATGATGTGGCGTATCTATGAACGAATGGGTTTAGCTGAGCTTGAATGGAAGAAGGATCACTGCGTTGTTATCTCTTCACCGTTTAAAGGTTCACCTACAAAAACATTTAGACATAGACTAGCTACTGCTTTGATTGATGCCATGAACTCTGAAGCTGGTTTAACTGCTAACTATGTAAAGTCAGTTGTTGGTCATACAAGATTTACAACTACTCAAGATAGGTACGGTAATCACAACGGCAAAATAGTAAGATCTAAAACTTTGGCTAAAGCTAGAGCAATCGGATCTGTTAAATTAATTTCGTAATTTCTGAAAACTGTAGAGGCGGACCAATCTTCCGCCTTTACATTACCACTTCAACATAGCAACGATAACATGAGAGCCAGGCACTCCAACTATGCTGTGTGGATTTTTTAGAAAGAGAGGAGGCTGGCATTCGGTATAAATCATTTTAAAGCTTGTAATTTTTTTTGTATTTTTATTGCAGTAAGAAACTTACCTTTTTCTCTACACTTCATAATTAAACATTTCATTCTTAATATTAACTTAGTCCTACAATTCATTCTTATTTTTTGCTTTGAGTAAAGTTTCAAAATTAGAACTTTGCTCTGTAAGTCTTTCGTTTTCTTTAGAGATAACGTCTCTCTCATCTGTCATTTCATCAAGCTTGTCTTGTAAAACTCCAATGTGATGAGCAAGCATTACTTTACTAATATCTTTTAGATCCTCTTCTTTAGGTAAGATTTCTTTTAATCTTTTTTCAATCCAATTATCATCAGACTTTTGTTTATCTTCTACCTTCTTTAATTCTTGGTTTACTAATTTAGTAATGTATGGATCACCCATTATTGTACTTCCTCCAGTTTGTCGTTTTCAGTGATGTCGTAATTAGTTGCTGGATCTTCAATTAAAGCTATTTCTTTTTTTGTTTCTTTAATGATTTCTTTGCAGTGATCCTTAGCTTGTTCTAAGACTGTTGTTAGATTAGGAAAATTAGAAGGATATACTCCATATATATAAAGATCATTTATAGCAGCAGCTACTCTTGATAATCCTTGATACCTTCTTTTTAATCTTTGTGTTCTATTGTCGTAAGGTAAATTGTAATCTACGTCTGTTTTATTCGCCATATTTTTTCCATTTAGTGTTTTCAATTTTGTATTCCAAAATATTTACTTTAGTATCTTCAACGGTAGATCCATCAGATACTGCTGCAGCTTCTTCATCAGGATAAATCTCTGTAACAACTAAGCTTGCAGTCGCCATAGTTTCCTTAACAATTTTTGCCATACTTCATTTCATCCTGGATCTTAGCTTGGTCCATCATTTCAGCTGCATCTTCTAAAGCTGTATAGACATCTAAAAATTCTCTTGGTTTGTTAAAGCCTTTATTAAAAAATTTATCTGAGTACACATCGTGCATTTTCTTAATATAGTTAGGATAAAAGAAAGCATTGAATGGAGCTTCAAAGAGCTGCGCTAGCTGCGTAAGTCTATAAGCACTTAGACCATTAGATCCTTTCTCGTACTTTTGAATTTGTTGGAAGGCAACGGAGCAGTGATCAGCAACACGCTGCAAAGTCATTCCTTTTACTGTTCTCATAAATCTTATATTTTGTCCTACAACTATATCCATTTGAATATGAGCTGGATCTCTATTGCTTTTCTTGTTCACAAAACCTCCTTAAGTTTGCTTTGATTGTTTCTGTTGGAAATTCTTTTGATCTTCTCATCGTTAAATTAAAACAAGCTTTAGTTACTTGATCGAATTTACATGGTGAAGTTTGTTTGTAGATCTTAACTTGATTATCTTTTTTTCTAGCAAACCAGCTACTACCTAGCTTTACTGTTTTGCCATCATTAAATTGAGATACTTCAAGTGCTTGAGTTCTTTTTCTATAATTCATATTCCTCATTTTGTTTTTTTAATATTGATGCTGCGAGTACAGATGCTAGTCTGCTTGCAACTGTTGGTGTGAACTTCATTGTTTCACCGAAATTTGCTAGAGCTTGTAATTCTAAGTCGCTCAAATCTAATATATCCCAGCATGGCATATTCATTTTGCCATCTATTTGAACAAGCATTACAGCCAATCTTTTTTTCTGCTTTGCAAGCTCTCTGTTTTCTTTTCCTGGAAATTGGAAAACATTACTTGTTATTTTTGATATGCTCATAAGCTTTTATGTACGCCTTAAAAAATTTATTTGTTTGTCTGCCGTAAGTCTCGTAACCATTAAACTCCATAGCTAATTGAAATTCTGTTTTATTCATCGGCTTCATTTGTTTTTTGAAAGTAACTATCGACCAGCGGTGACACATCTTCTCTGTGAATTTCATCTGCCTCCAATAAGTAATTAATGCCATCAACGTAGCTGTCGTATTTGTATTCTTTTTTACATCTGATAAGTTTTGCAGCTGCATACATTAGACAAACTTCATGAGGTCTTATTTTTTTTCCAACAAGTACGGTCCATACATCAGCAATCTTTTGCATCGATGTCTGAAACGAGCCGTACTCGTCAGTTTTTTTATTTCGGATTTCTTTAAGCTCTTTTGCTAATTTGTTTATTTGCATTTTGCTTAAATTCCTCATGACCTTTTTGTATGAAAAACTCTACGGTCTTTGACATACTGATAGGCAGCTCAAATTTACTCTCGGCTAAATCTTGTAGCTGTTTGTAAGTTTTAATGTTGATAGCAACTGATTTAAACTTATTCGGATCCATTATGCCTCCAACGATGCTGGATCAAATCCAGTAGATTGAGGCTCCATAGCTTCTACTCTGTGAAAGTAATAGTATGTTGAACCAGCTTGAAGTTTACCACCTTCTTTAGCTGTGGATTTGTAGGCTCCAAATCTGTACGACTTGCCTTCGATCATTATAGATCCTTTTAAGTCATAAGAACTTTCTTTAGCCTTATTAGTAACTGGTATTGCTAGACCCAGTTGTGGTCTTTTTGCTTTTTCTTCTGCCATTAGATTAATACTCCTTTAGATTTAAGTTGGCTTTTAACGTCAGTGAATTTCTCAACAAACTTGTTGTAGCTCAGCGGATTTTTATCTTTAAGATCTGCTAAGAAAGTTTTGTTTTTAGTAAGCCATTCCTGATAGTTACCAGCATGCGATACAGTTTTTAATGTTGTAATAGCTTCCTGGATTTTTTTGTCTTGCTGCTCTATTGCAGTAGATACTTCTTCAGCACTTGCGATGTTATCATTTGTAATACCGCACATTGCTAATGCTCTTCCAACAGCTGATGTCTCAGCGTTTTCTAAAGCACTTGTTTGATTGATCCTGGAAGCAGCTCTTTTTTCCTCAGCCATTCCAGTTGCAACTATTGAATTGTCGATTGATATAATTGCTTTAACAACTACTACATCTTTATTTATATCTAAGATGTGTGTTTCAATTCTTCCTCTTGCTCCTAGATTTCTTCTAAAGATTGCAAGTCTGTGAGCAACGGTAGCATAATCTTTTCCATGAATATTTATCATCTGACCGCCTGATGTTTGTTTAAAATCAGTGATCGTTTGTATTAAATCATCAGGAACTATTTTTGTGCCATTGCTATTATTACGATTAGCCATAATATAAATACTCCTATTAATGTTTTTGTTAATATTTTGTTTTTGTTTTTTAGCTTTGCTGCTACAGCTCTTTGCTGTTGTAATTTTAATAAAGTTTGTAGTGTTTTAAATTTCATCATATTTGATCCCACAGTTCGTGAGCTTCAATTAATAATTCTCTTGGTAAGCTGGACCAAGCATAAGGATGATCAAAGTTAGGATCTATGACTTGAGCTGCTGCTTTAATGATTTGGTTTTTATTACCTAGTTCTTCAAAGGTACCTAAGATTTTTTCTCTTCTTCTAAATGTATTACATAGAACTTTAAAACATCTTTGTAAGCCAGCTACTGTAAGATCAACACAGTTGTTACTATCATAAATTTTGTATTCATCTTTGTTTAAGTAAACTAAATAAACTGGAACTTTAAAATCATACTTAGCTGCATAAGTTGCACATTGTACTAAGTGATTGAATGATGGTTTTGCTGGGATCTTAGATCTAATAAAACTTCTCTCACCATCTACTTTAAGTTTACCAGCTTTACTCCAAGTAGTCTTAAGCTCGACAATACCAGTCGTGGAAGAAAGGAAACTAGAAAGAGAACCACTTCCAGCATTGCCGAACCTAAAATCAGTCCGTCCTACGATTGGAAGCAATAGATTGGATTGCGACTGGTCGATACTGATTTGTTCTTCGCTTACGACTTTATGGGAACTAAACAAACCATCCATCGCTGCGAAACCGTTTACAATTACACTGTTAATTTCATCAAGATATTTTTCTTTTTTCTGTCTATCTTTTTCGTCAACAGGCTCATAATTTTTAAATTCTATTATTTCGTTATTTATTAAATCTAATTTATTTTTTTCTTTTGTATTGAATGACGGTTGTAATTTTCTGTGAGGACCAAACTTCCAAATCACATCTGAATAATAATTTTGCAGAACATTGTTTACTGCTACACCAGCTTTCAT